AAAGTTTCTAAATGTATCTTTTTTGGATCATCAGATGGTTCCCTTGTTATCTCTGGCACAACAACGCTGGCACAAATAACGTCGCCGTAATGTTCTATAATTTTTGACATTGGAACATCTGTTTTCGTCGAACCAAACTTGGCGTTTGTATAAGTATCGTAGGATTGAAGCATTAACTTAGTTCCGTCTAAGTAGTTTGCGGCATTTATTCTCTTAATAATAAACTCGAAGCCTTTTATTTTAACATACTTTGTTTCTGTTAAATAAGACTTCAAGTTTTTCTCTTTATGAAATCCGAACATTAAGCGTAATTCGCAGCAGTTGATAAGTTTGTAACAAACGCCTTAACTGCATAGCCGCCCGATGTTGGATCTCGAAGCACCGCAAAAGTAACCTCGCTCGTAAGTACATCGCTAGGACCGCCGACTTCTGGGTCTCCAGCATTTGAAATTACGACATAAGGCATGGTTAATTTAATTCCCTCTCTTGCTACCGATCCTGTAATTGTATCACCTAAAAATTCAAACTCGGCATAGAGTCGTGTGCCTGCCATCATTGCTGTAAACGCCGTGGTCGTATCGAATCTCATGGTACATGATAATTCAAATTGAGCTAAACCAGCGGGCAGGACGTTGATTAGGTCTGAACCTATACGCCGAGAATCAGTATTCAAATTGTTTGAAAGCTTAAAACTCATACTCTGCACATGCCAGAATACAGATGATGTTAAACTTGCCGCAGAGCTTTCCACAGAGAATCTACCGTTAACAAAACTTAGAGGCTTCTGATTAAGTGTTGATATAGATGACGCCAAATCACTCGATGCGATCGTAACATCTTTGGCAATAATACCATAGCTTACTTTTAAGGCCTCATCAAGTTCTGCGGAAAAACTTAATTCGTTCACCCTTATTCCAGAATACTCAAATAGTTTTCCGGTAGCTGAATCGCCTTTTCTCATATTAATTGAAAGAGAGGAATAAGTTACGTCGAAATTTCCAATTGAAATAGTATGAGTTAAAGCGCCGCCGCCTACTGTTTCACCTGTTGCCGTTGCTGTGACAGGAAGGCCGCCACCGAAAGCATTATGTAGTAGAAAGTTATGAGCCAGAGCCATGGGACTGAAATATGATTCTATTTCTCCCTCGACTGTTTTCCCTAAGCTTATACCGTTTGAATTTGTTCTAGAAGTTTGTATTTCCTCTAGTATCTTAAATTCCTTTGTCGCAACGATGCTTGCCGATAGAAAATTAAGTCCTGCCGTTCCCGCAACATAGGTTCCATAAGTTATTTCACGACCGATGCTAATATAACTTAAATCCCCGACTGTTGCCCCTGCTCCTACAATAGCCATAAGTCACTCCTTTAACTAGTGGCAACGTGTTGGTACCAATGATCCTTACCAATCGCTGCTAATTTATTTTCAAGATCTCTTTTTTCTGCAACAACTTGTCGCATATTATTTACTAATTTCTTCACCTGCGCAGAATCTTCTCGTTTGTATTTATACTGTATCTGTTTCTCTAGATCGCCGAATGGGATACCTGTCGTGATGGTCGCTTTAGTACATTGGATTAATGGAAGCTGAAATGCTTTTGCGTATGTTCCGAGCCACTCCGCAGAGAAAGATAGATTTCCCGACGTGTAAGCGAACGAACCGTCATATGTAACAATATAAGCGTGACACATATAATTCGCTTTGTTTTCGGCCAATTCATTAAAGGAGTAATATTTTTTTCCTGCTCGCCAAGAATAGTCAAATCCGATTAGGAGAATTTTATCATAACCGAAGAAATTTCTCCTACCAGCATTGTCGCTCTGAGTGAGAAGCACGACCATTGCATTGGAGACATTTGTCCCAGCGGGAATAAAATTATTACAGCCCGAAAGTCCTGAGAACTCTTTTTCGCTCCCAAGAATATCCTTATTCACGAAGAAATATAAATCCTTCCAAGGTACGTTATCTAACCATTTTGGATTACAACATACGCTTGCGAAGACTATAGTATCCTTAACTTGATCTAAATATGGTTTTAGATACCTATCATAATCAACATTTGCGTCGCAGATCATGAGGTATTTTGGTTTGATACCGTTTGAGACTAAGTGGCCAAAAGTTTTATCACAGGCCAGAATGTCGATATTGTCTTGATACTTTTTAATTAACTCGAGGTTTTCCTCAAAAGAATATCCATTCGCTACGCACAGAACCGCTTTACCAACTCCGCTATTTTCAAAGTCTGTCATTGGTTTCATCTTAAATTTCGAAACGTATTTAGCTTGTTCGCGCCATTGGACTTTCCATTGATTATAGGCAGAATTTGATTGTGATAATATATCTTTTGAGTTCATTAGTAGAATACCTTCCCCTGTAATGTTAAAATTCCTGCCCTTAAATGGGTCTGCTCATTTAACGGAGCGGAATAATAACTAACGTCCTTAGTGGTTTGCCATGTCACTGTAGAGTTTAGGTTAGGGTTCCCTCGTAGCGTCAACTCAATATTTTCCATTAAGTAAGTAATATCCTCGTCCGCTGGGTCTTCGGTATCTCGAACAAAGTTTTCATTAAGGATACCGCCAGCGATCTCAATGGTAATCAGTGCTTCTTTTTTGGCACTTAACTGGTCCTTAGCCATATCTTTTTGCTCCATTGTTTTTGCTGTTACATAACAAGTAACGAATGGATAAAAGGATATTTGAGGCGGTATCATATTCGGATTAATTTTAAGAATCTTGGAAACCCGCTCCGTCATGTTGGCAGATAGATCAACAGGTGATGCCGTTGTAGTGTTTGCGGCAAGTAGAATGTTCGAGATTTCAGTTTTGATACCGCTTAGGTCGCAACGTATCGCCATTACAATACTCCCTCACTTAATGCGAAGTTAAGTAATTGTTGTGCTAAACTTTCAGCCGCTTTGTCCGACAACCACATGAAGTCACGCTTAGGTAATATTTCACCACCATCATTGTGAGCCTTTGCATATGGAAAGTGATCCTTTGTTTCAGCGTTATTAAACCAAACATAACCTTCCGCTGACTTTCTGTTATTAGTTGGCTGGAAGGAATTTCTTAATCGTCCAGTGAATTGAAGCTTTTTATTCCCGGATCTACCTATTTTTTTCATATGTTTAGCGTAGACATCAGACCAAGGAGCCCATGGGCCACTCTCCCCTTCTTCTTTATTAAAATGATCTATTATATCTCGAAAAATAACTGAACTCATTAAACCTATAAGTTTTTTTTCGCCATTTTTAATCGACTGAATTCCTGAAGCCAGTTTTTTGAACATTTGCCTGGCTTCCATATCCTTAAACTCAAATTCAGCAGCCATCAATCACGCCCAGACGATATATCATCGAGCTTGTCAGAATCGACAGCCCAATTTAATTCACTGTCCTCATTAAAAGTAGACGAGTAACCATCTGTATTCGAAAGTACGCGATAGGCAGTATTGGAAAAATCTGAAACAACGTCACCGCTTGAATCAAGCAGGTCGGCTTTATAATTCATTAGCATTTCAAGATTCAATCTGACTTGTGAAATTAAATCCTTACCTCTCGCCATGGCTTCCTTGCCACCACGAGACATCCGTTGAGCCATATAGCCTTCTGATAAAGTTTCAGTCAGTGAAGTAATAAGAGGCGGCGTTGAGGACGATGTTGTCCAACTACCTACATCATATCTTTTAGATAGGTATTTATTCACTTCGTTCTCGGCATGAGTGATTAGCTTTGTAGCTAACGATGTCGTAATAGTATCGAAGGTCGTACCGATCATTAAAATCTGCAATGAGGTAGTTGTACAATATATTCCCAATTATTTCTCCCTAGCCATATCATCTTGCATTTTAGATATTAGATCATATGAAAGATCCTCAATGGCGTGTTCATCCATCCATTTTCCGCTATCTTTCCATTTTTTTATTTTCGTTTTTAAAAGATCAGGGCCGAGTTTTTTAACACTATCGAAAAATGATCTATATAAACCATTCGGGCGAATTGTTAAAAGTAAAACTTTACCATTTATTACGGTATAGAATTGTTTGCTAAATTTTTCTAATTTAATTTTTTTAGCTTCTTTATCCTTAGCCTTCTTTTCTTGAATGGCTTTCCTTTTATGCTCGTTTGCTGGTAATCCAGGCGCATCTCCAAACTTGTAATTCATATCACCCATCGCTTTATTCTCCTACAGGGTAAAGGATGAAGCGCCTACATGAGACGCTCCATCAGTTTAATTTTAGTTACCGATTAAATATCCTGTTAACGAAGCAACGACTTTTGGCTGAAATTTAACTTCAACCTCTACCGCTGTTGCGTTACGCTCATTATCAATCCATGTTCTAACGCGAGGCGCGCTGTTCATGAATGTATAACCAGCAGACATTTGCTTCATTCCCGCCGCAGGAGCTTTATATCCAATGAAGGACTTTTTGTTAAAAAATGTTGTCCCGCCAGCCGCTGTTCCAGATACCGCACCCTCTTGTCCGGTATTATAGATAGCAGTTGAAACCAAGAACTCAGACACTCCGATAAGAGCAGCGATGGCGTTTTGCCCTATGTCTGCACTCGTGTACTTTACGCGGTCAAGAATAGCGATATGGTTCTTCATCGAAACATAATCAGCTCTATTTGTGAATGCGAAGTTCGGTGTAGCTCCAGCGTTTGCAATAACAACAGATGTTCCGGTATCGAATACCGCGATTGGATCTGACGTCATTGTGTTGGCTGAAAATAGAGCCGCTGTTGCGAGGGAAACACTTAATGACCAAGATGTTTTAGTAAACAACTCGGACATATTAAATTCCATACGACGATAAATAGCGTCGGTAAGGTATTCTGTCGTGTCGACCTGAAGCGAGCCCATGTCGTTATTGATCTCTTCATCTACTCCAACATAATCCTTTAAAGCGTGTTGCTCTAAATTATATGAAGCAGTTGAAAATTCAAATTCCATTTCGTTCGCTACGCCTTTAGGAGCGCGATTCGTAGTAGGTATTCTGTAATTTCTATCGTATACGCGATAGAGATCCGAATCCTTTGTAACATTTACGATTGGAAAAATCTTGTCCCACAAATACGATTGATTCTTATATTGAATCGACACATTTGAAAGAAGCTGGTTTACGTGAATTTGACTTTTTAATGGCATAACTAATCACCTGTTCCTTTCAAATTATGGGATTTTGATCCACATTGGGTTGATTAATACTTCTCCAATTGTTCCGGTATCTTCTACCTTCGGACCAACTAAAGTTCCTAAAACGTACATGCCCGCTGTCAATCCGACATACGGAACAGCACGACCAGTGCTATCCGATGCAACGAATTGTCCAGAAGAGCAGCTATCAACGAAATAGACTTTTGCTATTCCTGCGAAAGCGACTGGAATGGCGCTTGTAGTATCCAAAACGGTATCTGTTGTAACGCCGATTGGACATTCTGCTGTAGTCGCAGGGTACTTAACCATGTTGGCTGTTCCGGTTGTGTGAGTCACAATTCGGTAGGCGAGCAGGGTCGTAGCAACTTTTAAACTTAATGGTGCTATTGATCCCATTTTTAATCTCCTTTATTTTTGTTGTGCGAGGATTGCTTTGGCTGCTTTTCCATAAGTCACCTTATGTTCTGCGGCGTAGGCTTTTATCATCGCGTCTGTTTCTTTGTCAGAGTTTTTCTTGTCCGCATCACCAGTAGAGGAACTCTCAACGAAGTTAACCTCCGCGTAGGCTTTAAACAATTTCAACATCTCAGTAACGACATCTTGCTTCGACAATTTCTTATCTGCAAAAGCGTATTCTTTTTTATCTATTCCTAATAATTCAACAACGTAAGGTTTCATTGCAGCACAGATTAATTTTTTAGACATAAGTTCAGTGCTGAATTTCTCTATATTGGCAACGACTACTGCGGCCTCTGCATCTGCCTTTTCTTTACGAAGAGTAATTAATTCCTCATCTTTTAATTTGCCATCATCTTGCGCTTTTGAAAAATCCTTTTTAATCTGCTCGTTCTCGTCGGCCTTAGCTTTTAGATCAAGCTCCAACTTAAGTTCCTGTTCTGACTTACTCACTGTTGTCTCCTTATTCTCTACGCTAATCGTAGATGTTAAATTGTAGGTCCTTATTTCTTTACTATATAATTTTGTGTACATGCCTAAAATATCCGACAGGTTCATAACTCCAGGAGTGTCTGCTCCAAGAAGCGCGACGGCTCCAAGCATGTATTTATAGGTGTTATCGAGTATGTTGACGTTGCAGTAGATTTCTGACGACACATTTCGATAGGCTTTATTTGAAATGAGGTCGAATATTGTTTTTGGTATTGAGCTAAAATCAGCAACAAGCTTTTCGCCGCGCATATATAAACGATCAATCCAACCAGCAGCAGGATAGCCGTCCTTCTGTAAAAGTTTTTGATCTTCATCGTGCCCCAATTTTAAAAACGGTCTAACTGTGTTTTTATTAGCCTCGAATGCGGCCACCATACCGATTAAATCTTCTATGGAATACTCATCACCATTCCATACGCCGACTGAGAAAATTTCTACTCCCTGAATACTATGAGTTTCCATTAATACATTCCAATCGATGATATAATGTACAAGACTTTGTGCTTGTTAATATGCGACTTTTAAAGAGCATTATTTTCTCCTTTAGTATATTTAGCGAACCCAGATCCTTTATTTTCCTCAATGAATGAATCAATTGGGACCTTGCCGACAAACTCGGAAGGTTCATAACTCTCATATTTTGTGATTGGAATTAGAAGACTTCTACAATTAAAGTGCATTGGAGGAATCGGCTCTGAGCCCGCCTCGAATATTTTGCCGTCAAGACCTGAACAAATATCAGACGTGACGTCATCAAGAATGGCTGAATATTGATAAGCAGCTACTACACCGGAATCTTCAAAGAATGACATTCGACCCTTATTCATAGACTCTGTGTGTTTAGTCCTGGCAAATCTCTCGAGTGATACTTCGGAAAGCTTATCAAGCTCATTTGATAAAACTCCCTCAACATCTGATAATGGGCGTCCATCTTTAACTGCCGAGATCAATTCGGATCGTACTCTTTTTAGGATCGTGTATTGGTAATCGCCTATATATTGGAAGGTTTCCTCTTCGAGCATATCGAGAAACGCATCATGCGCGACGGGAGCTTTATAACTATTCTTTAGCAGTTCGGATTGTGCCAACATTTGTCCGTCTTTATATATTGATGTAAATGAGCTTTTTAAAATCTGTTTTAGCTCTTTCATGTATTTTAATTGAAGCTTATCTATGCGTGAAATATCTTGGCTCTTGAGAATATTTTTCTTTTGAATCTGATCGAATAAATCCGACATTTGCTTTTTAATTACAGGCGCAGCCTCTATCATAATCGAATTATCATAATCCTTAAACTTCGCACCTATCGCTTTATAGTCACATTTTTTATAATAGTCACCGGGTGGGAGCTTATAGATTTTTCCAAAATTATTCTTTTCTGGCGCGGGTTTCTCTGATGCTTTTGGCACTTCCTTTGTATTTTCTTCTTTCTGATTTGCGGTAATATTTGCTTTCCCTGATTCGTTCGCTCCTGGGATAGGCTGTCCAGGTATTCCAGGAATAACAGGTGCGGCGATTTCACCAACTTCTCCTTCAGGGAATTTACATAATGATCTAAAGTAATTTATTTCCTCATCATTCGCGGGAAACACTTTACTCTTAACTGCATCGAGCCAAACTTTCGCTAGTTCAATGGCCTTCATATCGTCGAGTGGTTTGAATTTGAACTTCGGATAATTTTCAACGAATCCAAAATTTGTGACTATCATTGGCCAGATAATATGTTGATTTATAATCTTCTCTAACGCCACCCGCCTACGCGCGACGTGCATAAAGAACATACTAATTTGTTCCTTGCCGAGTGAGTACGAGCCACCTCCCGTTTCGGCTCCAGTAAGGCCAAGAAGATCAGGAATAAACAAGCTACGACCAATGAACATATTAAAAATATTGATAGCTTTATAATACGCTTCACCATTGGATTTTGCTTCGAGAAATTCAACCTCAATCTCCTTCGGGATCGCCATTGCTGTCGATGCCTGTAGTTTCTTAATTGTGTTGAATATCTTTTGAACAGCACTGTCCGGTGCGTTCTTATCGTACTTAGCTATAGGAGTAGGTGAGGCAGCTTTTTCTAGAAAAATACCGTAGTATCTAATCACCTGGCGTTTAGCGAACCATGCAGCGTAACACGCTCTTAAATCACTCATGCCATATGGGTTTTGGTATCTAGGATTATTTACATAATGAATTAATGAATCAGGATCTATATCTTTACGTCCTGAGACTGTGTTCTGCTCAAATTTTGTAATATTACCCTTGTCGTCCTGATAGATAAGCCATGTATTAGGATGTCGTGTTTTAAGACTTTTTAAGACCACCATCCCCTGATCGTTTTGTTCGAAAATTTTTTCAGTTAATGAAAATCCATTTTCGTACGCGGTGAGTATTTCCTCAGCACCTTCGATTAAACATGAGTCGTCTAATGCGTCAGCGAGAAACTCTATTATATCACTCTGCCCATCGTCCTCTGATATAAACTCAAAACCTGAACCAAGGATTAGATCTTTTTTAAGTTGTAGACATACCGTCACCTGATCGTCGTTAATCATGTCCTCGTATACGGAATAATCACCCGTCTTTTGCCATAGATCGTCTGGATTATATGGGGCCTTAAATGAGTCGGGCACCATTGGAGATCTAAAATAAGTATTCTCGGCCGAACCTGTGTAGACATTTGAAATCGAATTAGTCGATTGTGTGCTTAACGGTTGTGGTTCTGCCATTCATCCTCATATCAATATTCGGTTTTCTATATTTTCGTAGACTGAAAGATTGCTCGTATTTATAAGCATCTGTAACGCGATCGCCACTGCCACGATACAGTCGTCATGCTTTTTATCGGCAGCCTCAATTTTTCCTGTAGTGTTCACCAGCGTCAAGCATTCATTTAATACCGACTTGTCATTGATCTGTATTTGATCATATTCAACGGCGTCTACAAAAGCGTTCATCATAATTGGTCGAGTAACCATATCGGTGCGCCAGCCAAGCCTCTCGTCGGTATGCTTAAATAGATTTGGATAACCTATTGTTTCATCTAATGATTGTAACACGGCGTGGCCATGATTATTTCTTTCGACTGCTAAAATTGGATGAAATTTACCAGCGCCCTGAAATATTGAGCACATTTCATTTAATTTTGCGGCAAATTCTGATGGCTTCCAGCGGTTAGATCTACATATGGCAACCAATTTTCTAGACTGGACCTCTAAGACCACACCGACAGAATAATCCTGATTAACGCCCTCTGCGGTATCCGCGCCTGCCACATAGAGTTTACTTTTATCGAATAAGGCGTACTGTTTTATTGCCCCATCGTCT